GAAAGGCTCCAGCGTGGCTTTTTTCCGTCGTGCTTTGTGCCGATCATGTGATCTCTCCGGTGTCTGGGTCGATGAATTCTGGCGCTGTGAACTTCACGCCTTGCTGCGCACCGAAGGCCTCGATCAGTTCTTGAAGCTCACACATTTCGGGCTTGGTCATGTTGCTGGTGGATTTTCCCAGGGCAACAAAGCCGCCGTCGATGCCTGGAACGACGTCCTGCTTGGTCAAGGCAGCGGTAAGCACATCCTTCCAGTTTTCTGGGGTCAGCTTCCTGCCGTACCAGTTCACTTGTTTACTGACGTCGGTCAGCATGGCCCACAAACGTGAGTTCTGGGCAAGCGTGCGGGTCTCCGGCCGAACCTCCACGACCATCCGGTGGCCAGCCATCAGGGATGCTTTGATCAGTGGCCAGATCTGCTGAGTCAGGATTTTGTGAGCCTGGACTGGCTCGAACAGCGTGATCTTGATGCGGTCGGTCATGTCAGGCACTCCCGGACTGCGATCCAGCACTCGTCGGCGCTGAGTGGGGTTTCGTCAAGGTCTGGCGCACGCACTCCAAGATGCGCTCCCGGCCAGGGTTGTCTGGAAATCGCTCGATGGCCGCCAGCATGGACGCAGCCAGGCGCTTGTCGGGCCGGGCGCTCAGTACCAGCCTGCAGCAGCACTCCACGCATTTGAACGAATACGCCCCACTGTGCGGCCGTTGTTTCGATGATTCGCATTGCTGACATGTCATTCTCCCTCCTGCAGGCGCAGCGCCTTTTTGGCCAGATCAACGCTGCCTGCGCTGATTCGAGCGCCAGCCGCCTGCCTGGCCAGAATCTTTCTCGCCCAATCTCGCCCGTCGTTCATGGCCACAAACTCCACCGGGCCGATGGGCTTTTCCTCTGGCGGTGGCAATCTGCGCGGCTGGTCGTCGCTGAAGGTCTTGCGCGGCATCACGGCTTTGCAGATCGATTCAAACTGTGGAAGGTTCGGCGGGAACTCTGGACAAACCTCGGTCAGGCGTTTGGCAGCCGTTTCGATGGTGTCCGGTGAATACTTGGCCAGGGTCGATTCCCAGACCAGCATGGCAGCGCGGATTCCCTTGTCCTTGCCGTTGGCGTCGCGCTCGCCTGTGGAAAACTTGGTGGTGAACAGGCTGCCGTAAGACCCGTGCAAGACCAGAAACAGCTTTCGGATCGTCTGGTTGTCGCCACGTGGTGCTGGTTGTTGGCCAGCGTTCTGGATGGCCTGGCTTGCCATTTCAGCGAGGTTATTCATCGTCGAACACCCCATCAAAGATTGCGCGGGAGGCTGCAGCGTGCTTGTGCTCGTTGCGGCCAGCAGTCCTGGCTTGGTTCTGTCGCCTCACCCAGTTGCGCCAGGTTGCATCCCAGTCGGTCTTAACGCCCTTTTGGCCAGGCTGGGCGATCCAGTAGTCTTTGAACTCGTCGAACACCTGTTTTGGCACAAGGTCGGGGCGTTCCTGTTTGCAGAAGTGAAACCAGTCAGTCGGAAGAAGGCAGTCTGCTGGCAAGCGCGAGCCGCGCTGCTTTCCTGTCTCCTGTTTCTTGGTTACTGGTTCTTGGTTACTGGTTATTGGTTCATGGTTAGGTGGAGCTTCGTTCACGCTTGGTGCACGGTTCGTGCTTTTCTCTCTACGCTTCGTTTCACGATCAAGGGCGATCTGTTTGTTTTTGTCGGCCTTGGCGTGGTAGTCCAGAAGCTCGGCCAGGATGCGGTCTTGCACATACTGGCCATCGTCATCCAGTTTAAAAAACCGGCTGAGCACAAACTTGACCGCCTCAACTTCGGCATCGGTGCTGGCCCAAGTCCACTCTATGGCATCTTCAAGCGTGGGGAACTTCTCACGGTCGTAGCACGAATCAATCAGAAGCGTGTACGCACCGTGCTGCAACATGGACAGCCGTCCGCATTTTTTGGCGTAGTCGCCTAGGTTTCTTTTGTAATAGTGCATTGCACTTCCTCGCAAACCCTCCAGAAAGACTTACGGCAGGCGGGAGGTTCGCTTTTCGAGTGGGTAGCTACTCCCACCCTAGCCGGGTCTTGCATCACTTTACCTCAGACGACCAGGTCGCTCAAGGACTTTCGGAAGGCCGCGCCGAACTTCTTTTCCAGCACTGGCCGCCACTTGTGGGCCACGCCATTTCGCGCCCAGGCTTGGACGGCCGGGCCATTGGGCACGCCAAGGGCTTTGGCCAGCTTGGTGTAGCTGCCAGCCTGCTTGTGCGCGAAGGCATAGACCTGCTCGTAATACTGATCGTCTTTGTTCATGGTGCTGGACTATAACAGAAAATCACAGCGCCTATAAAATTATTTTTCCGAGGGACTATAAAATTTTGTTTTTATGGTGTATGATTCGTTTCACCAACAACCACCCACGAAAGGTAAACACGATGCAAGACGACTTTTACATAAACGCGGTGAACGGCAACGCCGTCATCATCAGCTATAACGAGGAGCACCTGTCCATGGGCGTGTTCTTCAAAGGCGGTCACGTCCGCATAGACCTGACGCCAGCGCAGGCCCAGGAACTGATCAACGCAATCACCCAGACTTTGAACCAGGAGACAACAGCATGACAACCGAAAAGCAAAACGTTTACCAATTGATCTCGTTGGTTGCTGGCGAACTGGCCAACACCGGCATCAGCAAAAACCAAAGAAACAGCCAGGGCATTGGATACAACTTCCGAGGCATCGACGACGTTTACAACGCCATCGGCCCATTGTTGGCCAAGCATGGCCTGAGCATCCTTCCGCGCACGCTTTCCAGAGATTGTGTGGAGCGCGTAAGCGGCCAAGGCAAAGCGCTGTTTTATGTGACGGTGGACATGGAGTTCGACTTTGTGAGCGCCCACGACGGAAGCAAGCACACGGTCAAGATGTATGGCGAGGCCATGGACTCTGGCGACAAGGCAACCAACAAGGCCATGAGCGCAGCTTACAAATACGCCATGTTCCAGGCTTTCTGCATCCCAACAGAAGGCGACAACGATGCGGATTCACAGACCCACAACGTGGCAGCAAAACAGACGGTGCCAGCCGGTTACGGTGAGTTCGAGGCAGCCACCCTGCCAGCCATGCGCGAGGCCGCCATGCAAGGCAGCGAAGCCCTGGCCGCAGCGTTCCAGGCTTTGCCTAAGTCGGCACACAAGGCCGCATTCTGGCAAGCCCAAGGGCCAGCCCTCAAGAAGGCCGCCAAGACCGCAGACGAGCAGGTAGCAGCATGAGAGTCATCACTGCAGACCAAGGCACTGAGGAATGGAAACAGGCACGCGTCGGTGTGCCATCCGGCTCCAAGTTCAGCGACATCATGGCCAAGGGAGGCGGGGCAACCCGCGCCACTTACCTGACCGCCTTGGCATTGGAGCGCATAACCGGGGTACGCGAAGAGTTCAAGACCACCTTTGCCATGGAGCAGGGCACCGAGCGCGAGCCGTTTGCCCGGTCGGCATACGAGGCCCACACAGGCCAGTTTGTCACCGAGATCGGCTTCTGCATGCACGACACGCTGCAGGTCGGTGTCAGCCCTGATGGCCTGGTCGGCAAGGTCGGGATGACCGAATACAAGTGCCCGATGCCCAAGACCCACCTGGAGTATTTGCGGCTTGAGCCAGGCAAGTGCCCGACGGCATACCGCTGGCAGGTGCAGGGCCAGCTCTGGGTGGCCGAGCGCGAGTGGTGCGACTTCGTGTCCTACAACCCAGATTTTCCAGAAAATGCCCAGCTCATCATTCGCCGGGTGATGCGCGACGAGAAGGCCATCAAGGAGCTGGAGATCGAGGTTCTCAAGTTCCTCGGGGACATTGAGCGCGAGGTCGAGTTCATTCAGTCTTACAAGGACGCAGCATGAAAGGCCGCGACCTTCGAGACGCTGGCATCGCTGCCGTATCCATTGGCCGCGAGGACTGGATCGCCAAGGCACGCGACATGGCCATCTGGATTGCCAAGGAGTCTGGCCAAGTAAGCATCAACGACGTCCGGCATTTGATCGACCTGCCGGTCGATTACCACCCAAGCACTTGGGGCGCTGTTTTCAAGAGCAAAGATTTCGAGGCAGTCGGTTACTGCCAAGCCACCCACCCATCGGCCCACGCTCGGGTCGTTCGGGTTTACAAACTGAAGGAGCAAGCATGAAAGCACAAGGATTGGCACGCATCGGCAAAGACGCCGAGGTGCGATTTACACCAGGCGGCACAGCAGTGGCCAACGTCTCGCTGGCGTTCACCTACGGCAAGAAGGGCGACGACGGCAAGCGACCGACGCAGTGGGTCGATGCCTCGATCTGGGGACAACGCGCAGAGCCGATGGCACCTTACCTGCTCAAGGGAAAGCAGATCGTGGCGTACCTGGAGGACGTGCACCTGCAGACCTACACCAAAGGTGACGGCACGCAGAACACCAAAATGGTGGCACGCCTGGCCGATCTGGAATTTGTCTCTGATAATTCAGACCACAAACCAACACAAAAGCCGCAAAGTGCGCCACAATCACGTCCAGCGCCAGCACCGCAAGGCTCAGGCTTTGACGACATGGATGACGATATTCCATTCTGAGATTTTTTACCACCACTGAAAGGCAATCATGAAAGAAGCATCCAATCGACCAGCATCTGCAGCAACAGACGTGCCTGAGTTCATCTCTGACCTTGATGGCGGCATGTTTGAGCGCATCCTGTCTCAGGCAATGTCAGAAACCGCTGCCGCAGCAATTGACCACGGAAAGATCGGTGAGGTAACGATCAAGTTCAAGATCGACCGTATTGTTGGCACGCACCAGGTGCGCCTGCAGCACGACGTCAAGTTCAAAAAGCCTACAAGCATGGGCAGCGTCAGCGAGGAAACAAGTGGCGCTACGGTACTGCACGTCGGAAAGTACGGCCGCCTGTCCTTGGCGCAGCCTTCGCTCCTGGAAAACGAGCGCCAGACAAACATGCCCGGCCTGTAATTCACCATCAACAGAAAGACATCAATCATGTTTGACAAAGAAGCCATCAACGCCCTGCAAGAAGGTACGTCCATTGATCAGGCCCGATCTGCCCTGGAGTTCTGCAAAACCACCGACGATTTGGCAGCCCTGCCTAGCGACTTCAAGCTGCACGACCTGGAGCAATACCAGCAAAACCGCCGACGCGCCCGTGGCGTTATGGCCACTCACAGCTTGAGAGACTTTTCGGCATACACCAAGGTTCACGCTGAAGCCGGTGCCGTCGTGTTTGTTGATGCAGATGAAATGAGCGCCACAGCTGTTCTGAACCTTGGAACTGCTACTGCGCCAGGTCACACCGACAACCGCGCCAAGCTGCAACTGAAGCGCACCGCAGCCTACTCGGCATTAAAGTCCCATGCCTCCAGCGGCCAAGCGATCAGCCAACTGAAGGCCGCTGAGTTCTTGGAAGACTGGCCTGGCCATGTCCAGTGCTTCAATGACGATGGCACTATCACACTGCCAAAGGCCATTGCAGCGATCCGCAAACTGTCCATCGAATCCATGCGCAATCTGCAGTCCAGCGAGCAGTCGCTCAGCGCCAGCAAAAGCACATTTGAATCGGTGAAGGCAACCAGCGCCGAGCCGATACCAACCACGATTTACTTTGACTGCGAGCCGTACCACGGCCTGAAGTCGCGCCAGTTTGTTTTGCGCCTGGGCGTGCTGACTGGTGGCGACAAGCCAGCGATCAGCCTGCGCATCGTGAAGCAAGAACTGCACGACGAAGAAATGGCCAACGAGTTCGCCGACATGGCACGCGAAGCCCTTGGGTCTGAACTACCTGTCTTGATTGGCTCCTATGCCAGCAAGTAATCATTCAAAACAAACGGAGCAACTATGAGCACACGCATTTACCTGGTCACCGACGTGGAGACCAATAAACACCGCCTGATTCGCGCAGGCAACCAGGCCCAGGCCATCCGGCACGCTGCCCAGACACGATTCGACATCGAGGTGGCTGGCCAGGACGATCTGGTGAGCCTGCTGACCAGCGGAATTCCGGTCGAGATGGCTGGCGCTGGTGCCACGGTTGACATGTTTGAAGAAGCGCAGGAGGCTGCATGAACCAAGAACAAATCGCACGGGTGTGCCACGAAGTGAATCGCGCTTACTGCGAGTCGCTTGGCGACATGAGCCAGCCAGCATGGCAAGACGCGCCTCAGTGGCAGAAAGACAGCGCCATGCTTGGCGTCAAGCTGCACACCGAGAACAACGTCGGGCCAGAAGCAAGCCACGAGAGCTGGATGGCTCAGAAGGTCGCAGAGGGCTGGGTATATGGGCCGACCAAAGACCCAGAAGCAAAAACGCATCACTGCATTGTTCCGTTTGACATGCTGCCACGCGAGCAGCAAGCCAAGGACTTCATCTTCCGCGCTGTGGTGCATGCCCTGCGTCAAGTAGCACCAGTAACAGAGGTTTCAGCATGACCACCGGAAACAAACGCCAATATGTGACCGTCCGCCTTCCGGACGACATCATGGCCAAACTGAAGGCCGAGGCCGAGCGCAACACCCGCAGCCTGTCTGCCCAGGTGCTGCACTTCCTGAAGCAAGGCTTGGAAAAGGTGAAAGCATGAAGCGAGGCTGGCAGTTCGACGTGGAGTGGTTCACGCACCGCTGGCCGCTGTTTGTGTGCGGCATTCACCAAGGCCAGTTCTGCCTGTGCCTTTGGGTGGTCGATGTGACCATCTGGAGATACTGATGGACAAGCGCTATGTCCTGATGGCCGTCCTGCGGCCTTCATCCATTCACCTGGCCGCGTGCCGGGCACTTTCCTGCGGTTCACGGCCAGCAATGGCTGTGTTCCTTGACCGAGTTGAAAAGACATTCAGCATCCTGGAGTACAAGCCATGACCGAAGACGAAATGAACCTGGACATGCTGGTGGCCGAGCTGGAGCAAGAAAACAGGCTGCTAAGGGCACGCAACGAGCGACTGATGGCAGAGGCCCAAGCCAGCAACTTCGAGCGCACAGCGGCCTGGCTGAAGGCCTGCGGAAAGGTTCCTGGGCCTGCCGCGCTGTCGGTGCAGATCGGATGCCACCTTGAGGAGTTCATCGAGTTTCTGATGTGCGTGGACTTCGATTCGGCCGAGGACGCGGAAAGCCTGGAGCGCAGCGTGGCCGACCTGCTGCGTGTGGCCAACGGCCTGAAGAAGGGCCTGGTCATGGCTGGCATCAATCCGAGCGACCGCATCGAGGCGCTGGACGCCCTGTGCGACAGCGAGGTCACTGGCAACGGTGTGGCGTATCTGGCAGGCTTCGACAAGCAGGGTGCTGACTTGACCGTGCTGGCCAGCAACGACGCCAAGCTGGTCGACGGCAAGCCGGTCATCCTGCCAGGCGGCAAGATCGGAAAGCCGGACGGCTGGAAGGATCCAGACCTGTTGGGGTTCGTGTGAAGAAGCCCAAGCGCCAGCCACGGCCAAAGCGGTACACCTTGCTGGATGAGATGACAGCCAGCCCGACCGAGCCTTTGCCCGAGGCTTGGCGGGTTGGCCAGCTCACCAAGATGTACGAAGCCCTGCACCAGCTCGAGCAAGGAGATCAGCCAACACCGAACGACTGGAGGCTCTGTTCTGACGCTGTGAATTTGGTCGAGACGCTGGTGGTCGACATGAAGGTCTGCCAGGACGACAGCGGCCTGCTCATGGACGCCATCACCGCGCTGGCCATGGCAGGCAGGCGAAACAAGGAAGGAAAGACCCTGCGCCTGGACGGTGCAGGCATCGTGGCCGTGCGTGCGATCTTGCAGGACTATTCTGACTTGATCGAGGTGTTGCCTGCCAGGGTTATGGTTCGCTGCCACCGGCTGACCGAAAAGCGCCTGCATGAAATCTTGGACGGCAAGAAGCGGCCTCATGATGTTGAGATCGTTGATCTGTGATCTGTTAGGGTTTATCCTAATGATGTGAATGTGGTCGTTTGTGGGTATAATGGGGCCATCTTAACCAAGGAGCAAAGCATGAAACATCACCAGCACACACAATACCCGTACAGCGCCGAGATCAAGCGCCGTTTGTTCATCAGCAAGACCGAGCGCCGCTGCGAAGCCGCTGCCGGGTTCCTTCTGGCGACTGCCATCGGTGTCGGCCTGGCCTGCTTGTTGGTCGCATGGTGGTCGTCATGAGCTACATCACCGAAATCGAAAGCCGCGTGGCTGGCATACCTTGCCTGATTGGAGTGACGCACTTCGACTGCGTGCGCGGGTCGTATTCCTACAACGCGGCCAGCGACATGGACTATTACGGCTACAGCGAAAGCGAGTGGGATGTTCTCGACCGCCGAGGCCGTCCGGCTGCCTGGCTGGAGCGCAAGCTCACCGACGACGACCGCCAGCGCATCGAGCAGGAGATCGCAGAGGCAATGACTGAGGAGGCGTACTGATGCGAAAGTTTGTGCGCCAGCTCATGCCTGGCCAAGAGTTCACCCTGGTGCGAACTGGCGAGCGTTACAAATTCCTGCGACGTGACTACAGCACGCCAAGCGGCACGCGGTATGTCTGCCTGAACCTCGGGCTGATGCCGATTGAACAAGACCAGGAGCGCGAGACAAGCCTGCACCATTCCTGCCACGTGTGGGTTTCGCAACCATGAAAACCCAGCACTGCGACGAGTGCAAGCACGCCACCATGCGAGCACTGCCAAAGCCTGTGCTGATCTGCGCCATGCTGCACAAGCCGCGCTTTTACGCACCTGTGTACTGGCTCAAGGATTCATGGGGCTGGAAGCGCAAGTGCGATGACTTTGTGAAGAAGGAGCAACCATGAAAAGAAACGACATCATCTGCATGGCGCGTGAGCAAGGCCTGCCAGAAACTGCAACTGAAGGCGTGTTCATCGTCAACAGTGACGATCTTGGTCGCCTGCTAGCTGCCGAGCGTGAGGCGATCGCGCAGTCGTTAGACAAACAAGCAGACCTTGCCGCCGATGAGATTGACAGGCAGTGGGCGCAAGAAATGGCAGCGGCAGTCCGCGCAAGAGGCCAGTCATGACCTGCAACCAAGACTGCAACCAAGGCAGAGCCTGCAACTGTGGCGGCTGGCATGTGTACCCGGTGAACGATCTGCGCGAGCATGATCTCAACGGCAACTGCTGGTGCAAGCCAACGCTCGATGACGAGGGTTCAGAACCGATCTGGATTCACAACAGCATGGATGGCCGGGAAGCATTCGAGACAGGCGATAGAAAGCCGTCCTAGCGCTTTCCAGCTCGTTGCCTGGCGTTGGTATCAGCCTGCCATTGATCGCGGCACTCAGGGCCGCAGAAGCGCCTGTCGTCGGCCACCACGTCCTCGCAGTAGTGGCACAGGCCAGTCGGCTGCAAACGCTGGTGCGGCTCCCTGGCGGTTCGCAGGCAGGCCTCGCGTTCTTGTTCTTCCCTCAAAGTGGCTTGGTCGGAAACGTCGGTCATAGAAAAAAGCCCTGCACAAAGACCGGGCAAGGCTGCCGAAGCAGCTGGAGACAACTGAAATCAGGCTTTACCTTTGATGCGCTCAAAGGTGCGAAGTCCACCAAGCCCCAACATGCCGGTCAACAAGACCATCAGGGTCTCGTTGTCAATCGGTGGCAAAGGCGGCACAGAACCGCCACAAACGGCCACCAGCCACGGCAAAACAGGCTGGAGAATGAACTGGTACACCAAGCCAAAAACGCACGCCCAGCCGGTCGCTGGACGCCAGCCGCCACGGAACATGTCGGTGCCTGCCTCGACCTTGTTGACCTCAAGCTGGCCAAGCGCCAGTTTGGTCTCTGCGTCCAGTACAGCCAGCTCGCCTTTCTGGGCCAGCTCCATCAGCTTGATCTTTGCGTCTGCGCTGGCCTGTGGGTCGGGCAGCACCTTCTCAAGGATAGTGCCAATCACGGGGATAAGTGCTTGCCAGATCATGGGTATGCCTTTCGATCAAGCTCGAAGTGTGGGCCGTCCTTGAATGTGCGCCAGTCGCCACCCCAAATAATGGCCACGTCCAGCTCCTTGGCCGCTTCTTTCATGGCTGCCGCGATCTTGTGATACAGCGGCCAAGACCAGTCAACCTGGTTGTCCACCCAAGCCCCAAGATCGACAGCGTGGCCGGTTATGTGGCGCGAGTTGAGGGTCTGGCTTGCACCGGACTCCATAAGCGTCTTCTGGCGCTCAGGATCGCGCAAGCCTTCCAGGACTGTGAAGTCCACGGTGGTGATCTCGATGGCACGCTCGACAACCTTCACCAGGTCATCGTGCACGCCTTTGAGCCGCTGTTTTGACCGTGTGCCGAGCTTGTACATGCTTATTCCTATTTTGCGATGTAGTGAATGACGACGACTGGACGGCCACGACCGCCATGGCTGACGGTGCGCACAGCCTCAACGGGCAGACCAGACAGATGCGCGAGAACTTCCTGCTTGGACAGTCCAGTGGCATCTGCCAGGTCTTTGACCGTCCTTGGGTTCTCGCGAACCATCTGCATGATCTGCTCTTGCATCAATGGCCTTTCCAATGGCTGGCCAGGAAGCCAACCAGCGCAGATAAGCCGGAGGCAATGCTCATGCCGAGCCAGAGGCCGCCCTTGCCCTTGTTGGCCAAGGCCAGCAGCTCTTCAAGTTGGCGTTCCATTTTGTCGACCTTTCGATCCATGTCCTGGACTTTCTGCCAGAGCACGCCGTACTTCACCAGGTCGATCTCGTTGCCTTCCGCCATGACATCGGCCTCCAACATTACAGGCCTTGGCCAGGTGTGATGTAGACGGTGTTGGCCGCTGCAGCCAAACCACTGAAATAAGTGTCCTTGTTGAAGCGCAGAATTTCAATCGAGCCTGGCAACAGCACGACAGCAGGCGATGGATTACCAGCAACTGGAGCGACTGCGTTGGCCGTAGCCTCTGCCGCGCTTGCGCCAGTACCGATGAACACGGTGTTCGTGCCTGCGTTCACAAAACGAAATTGACCAGCGTTCTGCGGGTCAAACTTCTGGTAAACAGGTGCTTGGATGCCTGCTGGTGCAACAGCAGCAGCTGCCACAACGATGGTTTCGCCAAGAGGCGAGAAAGCGATTTGCGAGTTGGTGGACATGATGACTCCTTACAAAAGTGAAAAGACGGCCTTGTTCTTGCGCCGAGTGTAAATCTGACCTGAGAATGTGTCGTAGTAATTAATGCTGACGAGGTGACCGTTCAGGTAATTTGTGCCGTCTGAACCCAAACGTGCCTGCGTCACAGTCGGGATCGTTGCCGTAGTGTCGGTGACCACAGCGCCATTATTCAGACGCGCCTTGCAGTCGTTGGTCTGCCACCATGCAGTCATGCTGTAGTCGGTGTTGGCTGCAATGGTGCCTGCGTCGATCTGAGCCTGCGGTGTGCCACCATCGACGATATACAACTCAGGGTTCGTGGTGTTGCCGCGCAGCGCAATGATGTTGTCGGCAGTGTTGTCGTCAAACTGCACCCACGGACGCGTGCCGCTGACGCTGCCAGGTCGCGCACGAACAAGAACTCCGCCGCGAGTGGCCTGCCACCAGTCGCTGAAGTTGGTGCCGGTGATGGTGGCAACATCGGCGTTGCGGGTGACTGCTGTGGTGGTTGTGGCCTTGTAGCTGGTTGCGCCAACGCCAACTTCCATCTGAGATCCCCAGATGTAGACGGCCTTTGTTCCAGACACCGGGTCAGGATAAATCCGGGTTAGCTGCGACGCTTCCAGTGCGGTGTAAGTTGCTGAAAGCCTGTACCAGCCGTTTCCATAGCTTGTCGCAGTAAAGGTTCCGACGTTGTTGGTGATGCTTGATATTGTTGCACCAGACCAATTCACGTAAGCATCAACAGCACTTGCCCCAACACGCACAAGCAACCGCGTCTGTGTGGAATCAACGTTTTTGAGAAAAACGCTCGTTGTGTAAACAACCCCGATAGTGCCTGAGTTAAAAATACCGGCAATAAACGACCCTGTTGTTGTCGCCGTTGCTTTGTCAGCGCTCAAAACGCCAGATGGCGATAACGTTGAGTTAGAAGAAACGGTTGTCCCACTGTTTTGCCACCCTGTGCCCTGGGTTAAGTCTTCGCTCCACAGGTATCTGTTAATCCGTGACTCTTCAACAAGCAGCCCTCTGCATGCCAGCGTGATTGGGTCGTAATCAAACCTCGGTAGGTCTGCATTGATTGCAACGACAGAGCCTGAAGAATTAACGACAGTGGCCGTGTCGCCAGAACGCGCAAACGTAACCCGAGGGTCAAGACTTGCGGAAGTAAAGTCGAGTGCAAAGGATGGAGTAATCATGTCAACGTCACTCCTCTCCAAGTGCCACCGTTGTAGACATAAAACTTGTTGTTCGTCGCATCGTAGTAGAACGGAACACGTCCGGTAAACGTGTTTTCTGGCGTGCCCACTGGAGCGCCATTACCGGAAGGCATGTACATAAATCCCGCCGTCATTCCGGTAAACCCGTTGACTCCACCAATGTCGGCACCGAGGTATTTATAGGCTGTTAATGTGGATGGATTGCGTAGAACATACTCAACGCCGTATTTTTTCGATGCTGCACCAGACAACACAAGGCTGTTGGTATTCATGTTTGAAGAATCAATGACAGTGCATGTCACATCGTCACGAATTCTTATGCCAAGGAATGATCCAGACGCTTTTGAAAATTTAAACCCGTATAGATCAACTGCCAGATAAAGTGCGCCATCGGGATGAGTCGTTGCAATATAGTTGTTGGAGATTTCAGATGTTTGCAGTATTGAGGTATCTTCACCGTAAATGTTTTCCTCTAAAAAAGAGTCTTTCAGTGTGAAATTGCTTACGGTTGACCCCGAAGTGATTAAAAAAGCATGGGTTGTGTTTGACTCGTCACGATGGTTATCGAACGTAAGGCTGCGACAATTTCCGGCAATCGTAATGCTGGATGTTTTAGCGTTTGGTTCCGCAACCGTGTAACAACCAGAGAATAAAAGGTTGTCGGTTGGACTGGCTGTATCGTTTTCAATGTAAAGAGATTGCCCACCAGAATCGGTGGTAGCGAAGTTGTAGAAGCGGCAGTTGTAGTATGCGTGGCGCGTATTGCCGCCACTGAAACTGTGCGTGTCTAGCCCTGATATGTAGGCAGAAGTGATGCCTACGGTGTTGGTGCCAGACGTATAAAATCCGTGTCCTGCCGGGTGGAAGTTAACCGCCCGAATATTGTAAAAGCCATTTAGCTCGGACGAAAGTTCAGCAATTGCAGCCTTGGTGAAATACCCGTAAGCCTGCACGTTTTCGAAAGTGTGTTCTCCGGCACCTCCGTTAAACAGGTTGCGGCTCATCAAAAAGCCGCACGAGGGTGTAAAAGCATCATTGCTGTTGTAAACCGCAGCAAAGTTCCTGAACACGCAAAGCCGCGCCCCAGTCATATCAAAAATCGGAAAACCAGAGGTCTTGCCAACAATGACAGAGTGCGGATAGCCCTCGCCCTCAATCACAATGCCCTGATACAGCGTTGTTGAACTACCCGGTGTGGAAAGTGCATATGTCAAATTTAGGCTAGAAGTGACGAGGTAATTTCCAGCCGGAATGAACAACATGTTTTTGTTTGCAACACAGTAATCAATAGCATCCTGAATTGACGTTGTGTCATCTGCCACACCATCGCCAACAGCACCAAAGTCTTTGACAGAGACGGTTTGCGCCAACTTGGCCTCGACGTTGGTCTGCGCTGCATTGGTGAATGGAGGATCGTAGATCACATCTTCGGCATTGATGCCATTGACAACCACGCTGTTGTATCGCTCTGTTGCAGTTGCTGCACTGTAAACAGTGCTGCCGTTGCGGTTCATCACACGAATGCTGTAGTCGCTGTTGACGTACAGGCGACCAGGCGTACCGTTGCGCGAAGGGTAGCCAGCCAGTGTGCGGATTGGTTGAGGTGCAAGAATGGTCAGCGCAGCATCCCAATACACGTTGATCGGGTTGGTCTGCGGGTCAAGGTTGGCCGTGCCGATCCAGACGTAGCCAGCCTCAAGAGGTTGGCCATCAATGTCCGTGAAGATCGGATAGGTGGGTTGAATGCTGAGTGCGGACATTACTGGTTCTCCTTGGATTGGTTCAGGCTGAAAGAATGATCGAAGCCACGCAAGCAGCCATGCGATCCATTTTCTAAGGGTTGCAAGCATCGAGTCATCCTCACTGCTCCTGTTCAAATTGCTCCTGAGCCTGCAGCGATTGAACAATGAACTTTTCACGCGCACTCATTTCGCGTGGGAGCTTCACTGCATCGGCAAACTTTTGGAAAGATTGTGACATCAAGACGGCCTTTACGGTAGCCTTTGACGGGTTGCTGTTGGTGGAAACGGCCTCAACAGCCAAACGCTGGAACTCAGGCGAAGCGATCAGATCGTCGGCAGCCTTGAGGGCGTTTGTCTTGCCCTTGGTCAGTGCTGCGGTCAAACCGGACGCAATGCCAGCACCAGGAAGGCCGACAAGGCTTGTAGCTGCCTCGATGGGCACGCCGACGGCTGCACGCTTGGCCAGGCCGTAGATGTTCGACAGCATGTTGTCAGCGCCCTGCAGCTCCTGCTGGACGGCTTGGATGCGGCCAGTGGTGATGCGCTCGCGGGTGGCTTTGCTCACATTGCTGGACACACGGTACAGGTCGGACAGTTGCTTTCGTGCAGGCTGAGGAAGGTTGGCCATCAGGGCAGCATAGGCCTGCTTGTTGGCCAGAAGGCCCTCGTACCACTTGGCGTAGGTGTTGAAGTTCAGCGTGCCGTTTTGGGTGGCCTTGCCGAATGCAGTGTTCAGCGACGATGCTGTGACCGCCTGGCGCATTTCCTTTGGGATAGCGGTCAGAATCTTGGCCAGCTTGTCTGCGTCGCCTTTGGACAGGGACATGGTGGCCGACTCCAGCTTGCTGACCAGGCTCTGATCGAGCTGGCGGCCAAACAGGGAAGTCATGTCATCTTCAAAGCCTTTGCGCATCTGCACTAGGCTCTTGGCCAGGCGGTAGCTTTCACCTTGGCCAGCGGTCTGCGCCAGCGCAAACTGGTCATCGTCGATCAGGCGATAAAGCTGCTTTGCAAGGCCGGTGTCAGCATCAGCGAACGGGCCAGCCTGGCGTGCAGCAGCGCCAACGTCGCGCCGGACGTCGTCGATCAGGGCATACGTCGGGGCACGGGTGCCGATCACGTTGCCTGCATCGTCTTTGATGGGCTTGGGCGTGAGCTTGCTACGCACCATCTTTTCGAGTGAGGACAGGTTTTCTGGGCCATCCAGGTCGTCGGCACGCTTTTGCACAAAGTTCAGCACGTTGTCAGCCTGGCCACGGGTCTGCGATGGAATCTGCGTGCGCAGCGCTTTGTATGCGTCGTCGGCCTGGTTGGACAGGTTGGTCACGGTCTGGTCAAGCTGCGTGCGCACGGACTGGTTGAGCCTGCTCAGGTCGGTGGTGCCGCCGATCTCGGTGATCAAGTTGTCGGCACGTTGGCCAACTTGCTCCAGACCTTTGATCTCGGATGCGCGAGCCTGGCTGCCGGGGATGGACTTCACCGCCTGGGCCAGCTCACGATAAGCCTGGTTTGAGGTCAGGTGGTCTGGCTGCAGGTATTCATCGATCCCAAGGCGTCGGGCAGCCTCCAGAACCTTTGGATCAGGTGCGGCTTGGCCAGCCAGAACAGAAGTGGCTCGGGTTGCGCCCATGCCGCCCTCGGCAGCGGTGCGTGCGGTCGTGGCCAGCTCTTGCGGTGTCAGGGCAACAGTTTGGGCAACCGTTGCAGCCGGTGGCGTGACAGGCACGGCAGCCGGTTGGACTTCTGGCGCAGCGGCAGCAGCACGGACAGGTGCAGCCGGTGCCATTGCCGTGCCCATAGGAGCGCCAGCAGGGGTTGTGGGGCCAGTGGCAGGGGTAACGGGCGCACGAGCAGCACGGACGGCCTGGACGCCGCGCACAGCGGCAGGCAGGACAGGCGCAAGCACTGCGGTGGTGGCCACCTCGCCAGCGTCAAACTGACCGCCAGTTGCAGCCTGTGTGGCCTCGATGGCAGCCTGTGTGCCACCAGCAGCCAAGGCCATGCCGGGCAAAGTTGCTGCGCGGCCAGCCGGGGTGAAGGCAGCCAAAGCGCCAGCAGCACGGGGAATGTCGCTCACCTGGAAGCCGGGCTTGATGGCGTACATCTGGCCGTCGATCGACGACTGCAGTACGAAGTTGCCCTTCTCATCCTGGCTGACTTGCACGCCGGGGAAGTTGGACTGGATGACCTGCACAGTTTCCTGCGGGTTGGTCATCATGGTGCCCAGGGCCGACTTAAAGCTGGACATGCTAAAGGTGTTGAGCTCTGGCATGCCTGCATAGTCCGGCAGCGCCTGTGTCGTGGGCGTTTCGCGCTCAGTGCCTGCGAAGGCTTCACGGATGCCACCCAAGATGCCCAGGGACTCAGTGCCCTTGAGTTGCATGCCAGCCGGTGCACGCACCATGCCGTTTTGCACGTCGGCCTCCAAGTCCATCATTTCCTGACGGGTCATGCGGCCTGTGTTGTAGGCCTCCACCACGGCAGGTGGCAGCTCGGCAACCTGTGTGCTGGCAGCCGTGCCTTGCGCTGGCGCAGGCTGTTGACCACGCAAAGCAGCGCCACGGGGCAGCATGAGCACGCCAGACTTGACGTCGGCCTCAAAGTCTGCCGCCTCTTCAGGCGTCATCTGGCCGGAGCTGTAGGCGTTGAAAATGTTTTGAATCGAGCCAGGGGCCATAGCAGGGCCACCAGCAACAGCGCCAGCACCACCTCGGGCTGCCATAACGCGCTGAAAGGTACTGTCGCCACCTCCGGGGGGCGTGGCAGGCGTGGCGGCTTGCTCTTGGCCAACACCGGCACTCACGCGCTCGATGTAGGACTTCGTGCGAGGCCCCCAGTTTTTGGGGTTGGTGCCGCCGTGATATTCGGCAGCGGCCAGCTTGATGTCGCCCTTATTGCGCTGCAGCGATTCCTTGAGCAGCAGGCCAGCAGCCTCGGCTGCGTTCTGTGGGCTCAGGTAAGCATCGACGCCGTACTTGTCCAGCACAGCCTTGCGCGTGGCAGGGATGATCTGGAACGGGGTCTTGGCGTTGGCCTCGGACACCTGGTCAGCATTGCTGCGCTCGCCATAAAGCAAGACGGACTTCAGCAGGCCAGAAGGCAGGCCGAGCTTTTGCTCAGTGCCAGCGGCCAAGTCAGACCAGAACGGGTCTTTGTAGCTGTTTGGGGCTTGTGTCGCCATCGTTCGTCCTTAGCGGCCAGGCTGGAAAGTACCGCTGCCAAGTGTGCCAGGGGTTGGCACTTGGCCGGTTTGTGGGTTCATCCAGCGCATGTAGCTGCGCTGCTGTGTGGCCACGTTGGCTTGCTGTGCTGCCAGGCCTTGTGCGCGTTGCTCGCCGTATTGGCGCATGAAGTCCACAAAGGTCGTGCCAGCAGAAATCTGGATGCCGCCAATGTTGATGTCGGTCTTGGCACGACCAAGGGAGCCGGTCGAGTTGACCCACTCAGCCTCGGCAGCTTTTGCCGCGCCTTCATACTGCTGCAGCTTGGCCATGCCACGCAAGAATGAGCCAATGGTCTGCGCGTTGGCAGTTTCCTCGGGAAAACCCTTAAGGGCCATCTGAATGTCTTTGTCGGTGGCCGGGCCAGGTGGCAGGGACTTGATCGCCTGGGTGTTGCGCAGGCGGGTGTATTCCTGACGCATTTGCGTCCATTCGTCTTGGCGGCCAGTTGCACCTGCGAACCATTCGCTGGCCTTGGTCAGTGCGCCCTTGCCGCCTTGTGCGGATTCGATGCGGCCAGCCAGGTCAAGCATGCGACCTGCGGCCTGCTCAGCACCAACGGCAGCAATGGTTGAGTCGTTGACGATCTTGTTTGCGTCGGGCGTGAGTTTTGTGCCAGTCTGGCCAAGCTCAAACAGCTTCATCTCCACATCGGTCTGCAGCTTGTCGCGGTCAAGCGCCAAGCGGCCAGAACGGTCTGCGATCTGGCTGTCGATGTTGCGGATTTGTGCAGCGGTGTTGGTGTTTTCCAAAGCCAAACGGGTCGGAGTGTTGGCTGTGATCAATTCTTTCTCGGTTGCGCCTGCTTCGCCGGTGCGAATCTCTGCAGGAGTCTTTCGAGCCTTGATTGAGGCTTCCAAAACTTTGTCGCCGCCTGGTATGCCACCAAGCATGGTGCCAATGTTGATCTCTGCAAACTTCGGATTTCGCTCTGCCATTTGCGCATAAGTTTCATAGGCTTTAGCGCGATCTTCGCGGCCAGAGTTGCGCTCTGCTTCGGCTTTTTGACGCAGCAATTGCAGACCGATATCTGGTGCGCCGGAGCTGAATGCCGACATGACTTGGCCGCTGAAACGCAGCTCGTTGTCCTGTTGATCTTTATTCAGGGTGTCCCAGTTTGCACGCATGCTGGCCGCTTCCTTTTCAGGCAGCATCATGGCAATGTTGGTGAAGTCGCGTGCGGTCGGGTTTGGATTGTTGATCAGCGCTTGCATGTTCTGGCTCAGCATCTGCTGGCGCTCGGCAGCCTTTACGGCAGCTTCCTGCTGGAGCTTGGCCGCTTCCTGCTGCGTGCGAATGTCGGCAATGGTCGCGCCCAACTTGAGGCCACCAAGGGCAGCTTCAAATGGGCTCTGGACGTTGATCGAATAGTCGTAGGGTGCTGGCATTTTTTATCCTTAAAAGCGGCTGCCAAAACCAAGGCCAAGTTTTCCGCCAGCGCCATATTGAGCGCCAAGCACTTGAGCTGGCAGATTCAGCAGACCACCATAGGCTTTGGCTTGGCCAAGCTCTCCACCAGCCAGCGCAGCGCCACGTTCGGCCTGCAGACGTGCGATGGCAGAGCCTGTTTCCATACCTGCGGTGCCAACACCGGCTGCAGACTGCTGGCCGAGTGACGTCATGCCACCAAGGCGGCTGTATTGCTGATCAATGGCCTCACGAAGCATTGCTGGCCGGAATTGCGCCAGGGCTGCTTGGATGTTGCCACCACGCAGGCCGCCAGTGGCAGATGCGCGTTGCAGCAATGCTTCTTCGCCTTGGCGCACGGACTCTTGGAAACCGACGCCGCCTTGAATGCGCTCGATAGCTGCACGCTCGGCCTCTGGGCCACCCATACCAAGCAATGCTTGTTGCTGCGCAAGTGCTGGAGTGCCTGCTTCCACATAGGGCTTGAGCAATTCACGCATTGCGTCGAATTGACGACGTTGCTCTGCAATACCAGCTTCGCTGGCTTGGGCTTGCATGCCAGCAGCATCACCTGCTGCGTCGGCTTGCATCATGCCGCCGACGAGTTGTGTGCCGCCGACGATTAGGCCGGTGATTGGATCAGGCATGGCCAAACTCCTTCATGTAATCTTCAAATGTCTCGCCATACAACCCCATGACAACGTGTGCATTATCGTTGGCAAACTTTGCGCCATGATAGGCCTGCACGGCCATCAGGATGACGTCGTAATAGCCTGCACGCCACATATAGGAACGCGCATCGGCTTTGCCAGCACGCTCCACACGGTCGGAGGCCTGCCACTTCATGACCATCAAGGCCACGCAAGGTGCAAGCAGTTCAGCATTTTTGAGGTAAAACGAATTCTGGTTCATCGCCACAAGGGTGTTCCAGATTGCTCCATCGAGCTCGGCACGATCTACAGGATCGCCGTCGGCAACGTCATCAAAGACTTGGATGGCGTTCCAGAGCATCAAAAGCCACTCCACGGCTGGCGCAGGCAGCAACAAAACCTGTGCAAGGTTCTGTCTGAGGCTTTCTATACCAGTCATGCTCTACCCTCCAAGTGGCGAATGAGCTGCTGGCGGCTCGATAAGCTCAGCACCTTTATTTTCCCACATTCGCATGCTTTGTCAATCAAGGTCGAACTCCCGTTCTTCCCAGGCTTGGCAGCTGCGCATGTCGTGGCAGATGAAGTCAAACTTGTGGCAGTAGCCACGAAAGCCTGCGCCGGTGTCCCAGTCGTTTTGTGGGATGCGCTCCATATTGGCCTGCATCATGGTGCTGTTGTCGTAGTACTCGCAGTTCGAGCAGCGACGACGACGAGCTTCTTTCTCGTCCACTTGCATGGCTTTTCCGAGCGCCATCCAGTAGGTCTTATTCGCACCTGGCTCGTTGGATGGCTTCTCAGGGCCAAGCATCCAGTCGTCGATCACCACCTGGGTGTTCTTTTTGTTCTCAGCTGCCGTGATGAACGGCATTGATTCTGGCAGGCCACCAAAGCCTGCGAGCATGATCTTGGGCATGTCCATGTCGGTCTCCTTATGTGATTTCGCGGCCAGATGCGCGGATGGTCAGCGATGTGGCTGCGCTGGCAATGGTCGAGATGAAGCTCCCTGGCTCCAAGGCCTGGCCAACCAACTCGGGGAAGGTGTATGTCTCGTCCGGTGCAATGCTGCGTGCATCCACGATCAAGTTTCCAACACCAGCTGACCCGCCACTTGTGACCAGGTTGACGCTGATGGTGACGTTGCCTGCGGTGGTGTTGGTGGCTGTGAACTTGTCAATGATCGCCTTGGCGTTGACCGCTGTGTATTGGGTGGTTTGTGCGTTTTCTGCCTGCTTTGCTGGAATCAGGACTTTGATTTGAACGGCCATAACTTCTCCTTAAACGATGCTTGTGATGATGCCGTTGACCACAGTCACGGTTTGCGGTGGAATGTCGGCTGTTATAAAACTGCCGCTTGCACCGACGTTTTCAAACGCCATTGTGCCAAGGCCAGACACCGCGATAGTGATTGCGCCTGCGCCGTTGGTGATGGTAATGTTTGCACCTGCAGTGAGTGTGGCTTTGGCCAGCGTGTTGCCGGTGGTGTTGCCAATGAGCAGCTGGCCATTGGTAAATGTGCTTTGACCTGTGCCGCCAGAGTCGACAGGCAAGGGAGGTACAAGGCCTGAAATTTTGCCGCCAGTGATGTTCACGTTGTCTGCGTTCTGCGGTGCAATCGTGCCAAGCTCCGCCCTTGGTGCCAGTGCCAGCAGCTCCAATGCCTGCGTCAAAGCGCTTATGAGAGCCAACGCCTCGTTGGCAGATGCTTGTGCTGTGTCAGCTGCGAATTCAAAGTCGGTGCCGACAATAGGCTCTAGCGTGTCCACTACCTGAAACAGCTTCTCGAACTGCTTGACCTGCTCAAAGCTCTTGAGGAAGGTCGCAAGCTGATCGCGTGTGAGGTTGAGCTTTTGCGTTGCCATCAGTAGGCCAATGGCTCGATCTGAGCCTCAAGACGGATGAAGGACAGGTGCGCTTGGCTGTCGCCACGGAAGCGCTGGATGCGCCAGTTGCGCATGTGGCCCTGTTGAAACCATGCCAGTCGCTTTTGGCTGTTGCCTGTGGTACCGACACGGATGCCACGGTCTTGGCTCCATGCTTTACCGTCCAGGCTGTAGCTGGTGGTGATGATCGGGTCAACACCAAGTGCCACGCTGCCGGTCAAACTCACCAGCTCAAGCTCGTTGAAGATCGCGCCGTTGCTCTCGTTGTAGACGATCAGCGTGCCAAACTCCCAGCGCACGATCTGGCCCCAGTGGCTGCTGATGTTGTCCACCAGGTAGCCAATGTTCGAGGACTGTGGGTCACCAATCAGCCACTTGTCATAGGCCCAGACCAAGTTGCGTGCTCGGTATTGGCTGAAGCCGACCTGGCTGGTGCTCAAGGTAAACCAGACCTGTTGTTGCAGCGCTGCCGATGCGGCTGCGTCATAAACCAGCGTTTTGTCTGGCAGGTGCACATACAGGTGCTCATGGGCTTTGTCGTTGCGTGCTTCCAGCTTAACGGTGGCAAGCTGCGCCTCGGTGTAGTCCAGCAGCAGCTCGTCAATCTCTTGCGTGCTGATCTTTTGGGCTGTGGCGTTTGCGCCCATGTAGATGCCTGGCGCTTCGTTGCGGCCAGAGCCAAGGAAGGCGATCATCTCCATGAACACGCAGCAGGCAAAGGTGCCAATGACACCCTTTTGCACCTGTGCGCCATCGATGCGCTGAAACGGAAAAAACTCGCCGCCAACGTTGTCGAACACCTCGATGGTATTGCGGTTCAGCGCATAGATTTCGTTGCGCAGCTTAAGCAAAGCCACCACCGGGTCGGGGTCAACCTCCGAGCTGCCGTACTTCAGCGGGTTGACCTGGGTGGGGTCTGACAGCTCTGTCACCACAAGGAACTCGCCGTCGGTGGTCATGAAGTAGCCATCCACCCAGACCACGTCCAACACGACGCCAAGGTCGGGGTCAGTGACTTGCACCAGGCCAAGCGTGCTGCTCCAGTAGTACAAGCGGCCACCGGAAGCAATGGCCAATCGGTCGAAGCTGTAGTCGAGCGTCACCAGGGTATTGACGGGGCCACCAACATCGCCAAGCACGGTCACGGCGCCATTGCTGGCCACGGTCACGAGCTTGGTGCCCATGACGCGGTAGCAGACGCCGTTCCAGTTGATGCCGCCACGGTCGATGCCGGGGCCGGTGCCGTTGGCCACGATGCCGTCACCAGGACGCAGAAAACCGGCACTGATGCCGGACTGCTTTGGGACTGGCACCAGGTTGACTGGGTATGACGTGCGAAGGTCTGGCCCGTTGTCAGCAAAGATGCCGTTGAGGATTGGGATTTGCATTCAACTCACCATTTTTCTTTGGCCGCCCAAAATGCTGCTGACATTTTGCCTTTGGCGATGTTCTTTTTGTGGCGAGCCATGAAAGATTCACGCCGCGTTTTGTCGGCCTTGCTCTCGCCTTCACGCTTTGGAGACCCAGACACGCCTTGCTGGCCAAAGCGGATCGTCTTGACCTGGTCGCCAGCCTTGGCCACCACGACGTGGGACTTGGTTGGGTGCGAAGGCGTGCGCTTGGGCTTGTTGTAGCCCTCGACGCCTGCGCGTGCCAGTCTTGAGTCTTTGGTGGCCATGGTCAGAAGCTGATGTAGAGCTTGAAGGCTTCCAGCGTGACCACGTTGTTGGCCGTTGCTGGTTGCGCTGTAAAGGCGAAGGTCTGGTTCTGCGTTGCGTCCACGGTCAGCACCACGTTTGCGCCAGTGGACAGGCCATGCCCGACCTGGTTGGCTGCGTTGCTGATCACCTGCGAGCTGCCACGGTTGCACATGAGCTTTTGAGCGCAGGCGCTTGCGTTGTTGGCTGCGCTGACTGCCATGAGCACGCCGCCGCCGTAGGTCATGCCGATGTTCTTGGCCGAGGCGCTGTTGGTCAGGCTGTAGAGCGCATCGATCTCCATGCCGCCGCCGACGCCCATAGACCAGCCAGGGACAACGACAGACGCCAAGGTGACAGCGGTGTTGGCCACGGCAGCAACTGCGACGCCGTACCAGACCAAGGCTGTTTGTGTGCCGGACTGCGTGCCGCTGGTCGTAACGGCTGCGCCGCCTGCGGATGTGGACACAGTAAAGGTGTTGGCCGTCAGCACTTCCTTGACGTAATAGGTCGTGTTAATCGCCAAGCCTGTGGGCAGTGCGCCGGTGGTGGTGAAGCGGATGGTGTCATTCACAGACAAGCCATGGCCAGTCCAAGTGACCACGCCAGGCGCTGCAATGCTGATCGTCACGGTGGCATCGATGTAAGGCAGGTCGATGGTGACTTCGTCTGTGGCTGTGTCAGCGTCCAGGACTTCATAGAAGCCGGTCACGCCAGTGCCGCCTGTCCAGGTGACGTACAGGCTCGCGCCTTGAGCCACTGCGTTGGTCAGGTCATGCACGCCTGCGCTCACCAGTTTGGTGTTGCCAGCGTCGTCGGCATAGGTCAGGGTGGTGAAAGTCGCGGCAGGTTGCACCAGGCTGACGGGTGTCAGGTTGCCGAGCACCAATGCAGGGAAGCCGCGCAGCTTTGGCTGTGTGCCGACGTCATATTCGACGGTGGCATTGCGGTTCTGGATGCGGATGGTGCGGTCTTGGCCGTAGGGGCCAAATGTCTGTGCGCTGTTCGACAGCGTGGCCAGCGTGGTGTAAATC